TGCTGAACCCGTGTCCAGAAAATTGACTGAAATTGCGGTATTCCAGTCAATCGTTTTATATGCAGACAACTGATTTTGGCACTTTCAATAGCTATTTCACGCCTTTGTTCATTTGTTGTCATAATACTTTTATCATCTTCGCCAATCAAATATACTATCTGATGAGCTTGATGTTCGCTGATAAGTCCTTCAGCAATTTCTTTTACTTTTTCGTCTGTGATTTCTGACATATTATTTTGTTTTAGTTGTTATTGAAATTTTCGTTTTCTATATGCCGCCTTCGCAAATACCCATTCCGTTATGAGTCACCTTGCAGACGCTCCGAAACGTAATCCTTAACCAATTTTTTAATCGGTTCGACAAATTCAACACGAACACGAAAAGCAATAGTTTTAGTTTGGTATGGTGATTTTTTGCGACCGGAACCGACACGCTTGCCGCCTTTATTTGTTTTCATCGTTGCATTAAATCAGAACAACAACAATCATCAAATTCCATCCCACATTTGCAGATTAATTTTTCAGCATCATCGCATTTAGGGCATTGCCAAACGAATAAAGGAGTTAAATCATTATATTCAAAAATACAATGACAATCATCCAATATGTTTTCTACTTCTTTTTTAAAGAAAAATGCAATCGGAAATGAAAAAGGATTGTTATCTAATTTAACACCCCATCGTTCGCTTCCTTTAAAAACTTCTTCACTAACAACCACCCCACTACCGTATGGAGTCCATACAGTAGTGTTTATTTTAATTTGTCCACTCATAATCTTCATTTATTTTTTGTATTTTTCATCTTCTGATATTTTGCAGACATTCATAATGCCCGAAACGGGTAATACAACCAGCATGGGTTAACTCTGTTTGGTTTGTTTCATAAGAATAAAAACTTTTCTGTTCCTGCTGTATAAAGGTTTCTGAAACATGCTTTTTACAAACATCACAAAGCCCAAACTTATTAGAATTTGAACCTGTGCTTTTTATTTTGTACCGATAAGTTCCCATTGCCCTGTTTTTATAAGGTTTAAAATATTAGAAATTGATTTCTTTATTTCAAATATCCCATAGTCAGATTTGCAGCTAAGAAAAACTGTTTTGTCTGTCATTCTGATTATAGTAGCTATTTCGTCACATCTTACATTCAGAAAGCTGTCGTTTAAGTTTAAATTTGTCATTGTGTTTTGTTTTAATTGTTAATTATATGGCAAATATACAAAACCTGTTTTGAATACTGTTAACTTTTTTCAAAGTATTTTTCATTTATTTTTAAAATAGTTTCTAACTATCTGAATTGCATTGGTTAAAACGGGGTTAAATCAAAATTAATTATTGTTCCATTAACTGCTGCTGTAGTTTGTTTGCCGGTTACATTTGCTATTCGTTCAACGAATTGTTGTTCATTGCTATTGCCATCGGATAGATGAATCAAGATTATATTATTTACCTTTGATAAATCATTAGCTTCAAGCAATCTGAGACAAGTATCAATACTCATGTGAGAGTCTATTACACGCGTTGTAAGCGAGCCATTCATATTGCCTGATATAGTCCTTTCTTCGACAATATCGAAGCTGTAATTAGCCTCAACAATTATCTGGTTGAGGTCTGCAAATCGGTAAGGGCTGTAAGCCGTGTCTGTCAGAAATAGCACATTGCCGCACTCGTTATGATGAATAATAAACCCGAATGGCTCGGCTGCATCATGTTTAACCGTAAATGGCATCACAATAAATTCGCCAATCGTATAAGACCTATTTTCTTCTAACGCAAACAATCGGTGGCTGCTGAATCCTAATGCAGAAATAGTTCCGGCACTGGCAAATAGATTAATTCCTGCAGCAGCGACATCTTTTGCAGCGCGGCAATGGTCAGCGTGTTCGTGCGACACAATAACACCGGCAACACGTGAATAATTAAAATTCAAAGCGCGTTTAATGTCAAAGAAACGCACACCGCATTCAATCATCAATGACGATGTGCGACCTTCGAGGATGTAACAATTACCTGTTGAACCGGTGCCAACGACTATTAGTTTCATTAGAATCCCGGGATAGATTGTTGTTTTGTTTCTGCCCCTGCTGCCCCTGCTGATACTTCTGTATAATCAACTTCCGGAACTTCATCAATATGCTTGGATGTCGGCTGTTGTAATCGCATTTCGATTTTGTTTTCTTTCTCAATTATTTCTTCTTCGGCTGCATCGTAAACAGTTGGCATTTCTTTCTCGTCATCAAACAAGGCAGTGTCATCGCTGCTGTTGATGATTGACTTACATAGGCGATTAATAACGGTCTTCTTTGCCATTTCATCAGTGAAATTCTGATGCGCTCCGGTGTTGCCTCCGCCCTTGCCTTGCGCCCATGCTTTTTTAATCTGCAAAATGGTCATCGTTTCAATCTTCGATGTGCCATCAGCAAACACAGCTACAGCATACGCGCCTTTGATTTTATTGATGTCAATATTTTCGATTCGTTGCTCATGTTTAACAATGTGCATACGTCCGTTTGTTTGGTCAATCCCATAAACGAAGTCATCATCATTATAGATAATATTAGCATTTATTTCTACAAGTGTGCTGTAACGTTTCGCAACAGCAACCGCACCCTGATAGCTGCGTTGCATTTCGAGCTTCGTGCCGTATGCAATGAAATAACACTGCTTCTTCATAGGATTCAGTCCTTGAATGCACATTTGTAAGAGTGCATTTGCCACACTTTCTTTTGATGCGACAGATAATACAGGCCGCTTGTCTTTGTCAACCGTTTCTAAAAGCATCAGCCATGCGAATTTCAACGCATTGCCAACGCTGTAATCTTTCGGCAGATTCAACGCCCCTGATTTCTCAAATGTTGCGATGCGGTTCAATACGGCATCGGCAATGTTGCGCTCGTCAAGCACTGCCTGCTTGTTCGCAATTTCATTTTGTTGTGAATTTGTTTTTGTCATTTGTTTTGTGTTTAATTAATTTGTTCAAATTTAAGATTATTTTCTTTACTTACAATTAAATTTATCAGTTGTGATTTCGTTTCGATAATGGAATTAACGCTCTCCCGGTTATCAATAAATATTGGTGCTATTACGTTATAATGTGCTGAGAGAACATTGATGATGTCAACTCCTGCATTAATCTTACTCGCTGTATTCAGGTCGCTGAAAGGCACACCATTTACCATACATTCGCATATTTCAGTTTCTCCACCGTTAATTTGTTGTTCAAACATCTTGAATTTAGCAAGCGTAAATTTCGCATTTATCTGTTTTTCTATTGCATCAATTTTTGCTTTGGTAAACTCGGAAATCAGATATTCCTTTCTTTCTAAATCGGCAAGCTCCTGTGCCATTGTTTTTTCTTCTTCGGAGAGCTGCTTAATGCGTTCTTCGATGCGTTGCAATTCACCTTCTAATGCAAGTTGCTGATTCAATTCTGATATGTTATTCCGCAACTCATTTCTTTTTTGTTTCAACCCATCTACATCAATAACAGGTGATGTAGGTATAATAATAGCTGCAATGGCGGCTTTCAACTCATCAATACGAGGTGATGATTGAATCTGCATTTCTTTTGCTTCGGAAAGTTCCTGTTTTGTGTTAATCAAATCTTTTTGATGCTGTTCAATGTTGTATTGAATCGCATCTATTTTAGCATTCAGTTCCGCTATTTGCGTTGTGTTTTTTTCTATCTCGATTTTATTTAACTTCCCTGTTTCTGAAATGCGATTCAATTCATTTTGTTTGTCTGAATTAAAGTTTTTGGTGAGTAGGCTGATTTTGTTTTCTTTTTGTGATTCAGGTAGTAATTGCCGGCAGGTGGGGCATTCTAACGCATGGTCGTCAATGAGTAATTGTTTAGCATTTATTAAAGTCCATTCTTCGCGCAACTGGTCATTAGCTTCATTGAGTTGTTGCGATTGTCTTTTCAGCGTATTTATGCTCGTCAATATAGAAGCCTCTAAAATATTCCCTTCTTCCAATTCTGATTCTAATACGCTTATTTTGTTTTCAAGTTTTAAGATATTTATTTTAGATCCATTTAAGATTTTAGCTTCTTCTCTATTTAAATCCAGTTGAAGGTCATTCTTGCGCTGCTGTTCTTTTTGAATATTGGCAAATTCCACTTCATAGGCTTTAGAAGAATCTTCGATTTCCTGTTCAACGGCTAACATAGCCTTTTCTTTTTGTTTAATAACAACTTTCATAGCCTTGTAATCAACTGGCGTAGGTTTGCTTCTCTGCAATTCGTCAATTCGTGGTGGAATGTTTGAAAGTGAATCTTTGATTCTGTTTTTTTGCGCTGCAATTTTCTTTTTGAAATTGATAATTGTTTCATGGCCGATTTCTGCTATTAATTGCGTGAATGCATCATTCCCGGAAGATAATTCTGCATCGGTTATTGACGGAATCAACGATTCTAAAATAGTCCTCCTTTCTTGCCATTTTAACGAATTAAAATAAAGTGGATTGGTCACAATCTTCGCCACCGTTTCATTCATTATGAAGTCAACACGAGCCTGATATTCCTTCTGTGAAAGCGGCACATCATCCACATAGTATTCAGTTTCATGCCCGGTGAACTCTTCTTCTGCAGCACCTCTTTTTTTCACCCATTTTTCTTTATAACATTTTCTAAATCGGATTTCCCGGCCATCGGCTGTTAACAGTCCTTCTACTTCGTGCGATAGCTTGTGTAGTGGCTTGTTATTCGCATCGAGTGTTTTGACATTAAAGTCCTTAGCGTCATCGCTGTTCTTTCCGAATAAAAGCCACGTGAACGCATCGAAGATGGTGGTCTTGCCTGTCGCATTGCCTCCGATTATGTTAGTGATTGTTTTCCCGAAATCTACTTTCAGATTCCTAATGCCTTTGAAGTTGGTCAGGCTCAACCATTGAATTGTGATTTGCATATTTGTTTTGTGTATATTTGTCCTGTTGTGATTTTAGCAGCAGGTGGATTGTCGAATTTTCACCTGCTTTTTTCTTAAAATAAGTTAGCAATGATAAGCATGATGAAGCTTATCACCCCAATATAACAGATTAAAACAATTGAATCTGTTGTGTCGTCAATCTTTTCGCCAACATGATTAGTGCCGTTAATTAACGCATTTTTGCGTATTTTTCTTTCATCGTTTTGCATAATTGTTTATTTTGTTTTGATTGGATTAAATGTCTTGCATGTCTTTCTTGTTGCCACAAGCTGCCGCAATATCCGGAACCGCGATGTGAGGCCGTTAATGTTGCGATGTTCGCAAACTGATTTCAGCAACTCATAGTTGATGGTGAAGTTCTTAATAACCTCGTGATTTGGTGTATTCATTTTCTATCGGTTTAATTAATTTCCTGAATAATTTATATTCATCAACACTAAACGCTTGCATGCTGATTTGATTGAACCCGGCATTGTCCGAAAATAACATGCCGCGAACTGGACAGTAATAATATACTATGTCGTTGAGTTTAATTTTATGCAGGTCTTTCATTGTTTTTGAGTTACAATTAATTCTTCAAAGGCCATCCCGGTTTCTTCGACCAGCACATCAGCCGCTATGGATGATGATAGCAACGCATCATCATTTGCCAGCCATACGTCAATAGTCTTGGCGGTTACGTTAAGCTCTAATGCTAATCTATTCCTGATTCGCAATCCCTTTCTATCACGTATCAATTGCTTCGCTTTCGTTGTAAGTGCCATATTGTATTTGTAATTATTTGTTTGCAAACATAAATTATTTTCAAACATGTTTAACATTATTTTAAAATAAAGATATAAACATTTGATTGTTAATTAGTATTAATTTAATAAAAACAGCAATTATTTGAATTATAATGTACTTTTGCTTTTTCAAAATTTCAAATAAAATGAATCAAACAATCAAAGAAAAGGCTCTAATCTATGCCGAAGGAATTGAACGACCGAAGCATCCCGGAGGCAACATTCTCAGAATTATAATCCGGCAGAAAGGTAAAATTGACGAGGTCGTTATTGACGAAAGAGTGCCTGGCCATGACACACATGGCACAATAAATCACATCACATCACTGCACAGAGTAAACCTTGCTTACAGGCTATTCAGAAGGCAAATGAAAGCACAATTCAAGTCAAATAAATCTAAAATAAATCACAATGGCGAATAGAGCTAAAACAGGGCTGGAATACTTCCCTTTAGAGGTGACATTATTCAGCGATATTAAATGCAGAAAGATGATCCGCAAATACGGCAGTGATGCCATAACGCTATACATTTACCTACTCTGTCGAATCTATGAGGACGGCTACTATATCGAATTAGATGAAGATTTGCTGTTTTTTGCTGCCGAAACCTTGAAAATGGATGAAGATTTAGTTAATGAAATGTTAAATTTTATGCTGAAGATTGGAATTTTTGACGAAAATTTGGCCAAAAAAGAAAAGTTATTAACATCAAAAGGCATCCAAATTCGTTATTTTGAAATCGCAAAAATTTCACGAAGAAAAAAATCAGTAGAAAAATTTTCGCTCATTAATGTACAATTATCACCTATTAATGTACAAGAATCATCAATTAATGTACAAGATTCACGCAATATTGTACAATTATCACCAAATATTGTACATTCCGGACGTAAAGGAAAGGAAAGGAAAGGAAAGAAAAGAAAAGAAAAGGAAAAAGAAGTAGAAAGAAAAAGTTCGTTGTTAACAACTTCAACATCGTCATCTGATTTTGAAATTAAAAAAAATGTTTATGTTTGCATTGATGAACTGTTTGAAATTCTTTCTGATGATGAATACTGGATTGAAGTCAGTGCAAAGTCACATGCAACAACGATTGATGAAATCCAAATCGCAATTCCAAAATTTCTGCTTCATCTCAAAACTTCTGGTATCGAGTTAAAATCAATTCAAGATGCAAAATCACACTTCAACAACTGGTTTAGAAAAGTTCGACAAATCGAACAGCAATCACAACCTGACAGCGATTCAAAAATCGGAAGAATATCGAAGGAAGAAATTAGCCGATTTATTAGAGAGAAAAAATAAAATTAGTTCCGAAAATTTCCGCGCGATTTCCGCGCGATTTTGTGAACAAAAAATTGCAAATATTTCGCCTGATGAAATTGATAATTTATTTTCAAAAACAATCGCTCACATCGTAATTTTGCGCGGCATAAAATCACTGCCGGACGACATCACTTTCGAGGGATTAAAACGAGCCTTGCAATATTTCAATCAACTTACATTTTCAGAAATAAATCTTGCATTTGAACTTGACAACATACGATTGTTTGGTGACAGGGTGAATCATTTCGGATTATTTTCAATTGAATTTTTCACTGATGTTTTGCGAAAATTCAACGAATACCGCGACAACGTTTATCACGATTACTACACGCAGTTTGAAGAAATAAAAGAAACGAAATTCGTGCCGTCATCGAATGAAAAACTATATAATTCTCTCGTTGATTATGTTAACAAGAATAAAATAATTCCTGCATTTTGGGCATGGCAAAATGTTTATCAGCACATGGAAGATTCAGCGATGATTAACGAAAGCCAATCATGGAAAGATGAGTTTTATTTGCGAGTAAAACATAGTTTTGAAAACGAAAAACAACTTTCACTTTTGAGCGGATTTAAAATTGGCAGTGAAACATTAAACGATAGAATCAAATCGGATTATGTTAGAATGCGAATGCGAATGTTACTCAATGCAATCAATTAGCCATGAGAATGACCGAAAAGCAATATTCAGAATTTACCGGGATTCTTTCGCCAGTGCGTAAAAAAACGGTTGTTAAACGCATTGAAGCGCGTCCGCTTAAAGAAATGAAATTGATTTTACATCTGATGAAAATTGATTTTATCGCAGAACATCGCTTCCATGAAACACGACAATGGCGTTTTGATATTGCAATTCCTTCGCTCAAAATAGCTATCGAATACGAAGGCATCATGTCGCGCAAATCACGACACACGACCATCATCGGCTACACTAAAGATTGCGAAAAATACAACGCTGCAACGATTGCCGGTTGGCGCATTCTACGTTACAATGCCATCAATTACAATTCTCTTGGAGATGATTTGATGATGTTACTTAAAAAATGAAATATGGCAAAAGCGGCAGCACATGTTATCATTAGCGCGATACTCGAAGAGATAAAGCATGGGAAACGTTCATCAGAAATATTCAAAATAATTAACAAAAGATTCGGAACAAAGAACAATCTGTTTTACAAATATTTTAAACAAGCCGAAGATGATTATTTTAAAGCCAATAGACGATTAAAAAAGAAAATAGAAGATGTTGATACAATTCTTGCGTTAGAATCGCATAAAAGGGATATAATGCGGTCTGATGAACGAAAAGAATATTTAACATCAGTTATACGCGGCAAAGTTTCAATATCAAAAAAGATTGTTATAAATGGCGTTATTGATGAAATTGAAGTTTCACCCGACCATAAAGACCGTTTATCCGCCATTGCCGAACTCAACAAGATGGAAGGCGATTATGCACCGGCAAAATCAATTGTGACTGTCACAAAAGTTGGATTAGATGCAATTGAAGAAAAATATGAATGATGTTTTGCGCTTAAAAAAAACATGGTTCAATCCGCTTTATTTTCATTTGCGCAAATATGTTGAAGACAATAAAATTAGAAGAGTGATGATTTACGGAGGTAAATCATCAGCAAAAACATTCACAATTGCACAGTTGTTTAATGTTATTTCATATACAAATAACGTTTCTTGCATCGCTTATCGAAAAGAACAAACGACAATTAAAATAAGCCTTAAACCGGCATTTGTGAAAGCTATTGATTCTATCCACATGAACGCGGTGTATAATGTTCAGGACTTTGCAATAAAAGGCAATAACTCACAAATAATTGTGTTCAAAGGCATTGATTCCGAAGGTAAGATTAAAGGTATCGAAGGATTCAAATATATTCTCCTCGATGAATTAGACCATTATTCAGAAGAAGAATTTATGCAAGCTAATTTATCGCTTCGTGGCATTCCGGGACAAAAGATATTTGCAACGTGGAATCCGGTGGATGAAAATATCTGGATAAAAAAATACATAGACCGATTGCAGTGGGATGAATTGCCACTGACGATTAAAGGCAATAAACAAGCGACACTCGATGCGACAGCTTTTGTTCGCAAATCTAAAGACGGCAAAACGCTATTAATTAAAACAACCTATCTCGACAATAAATGGATTGTTGGAGAAAATGGATATGGCGCACGTGACCAGAATTTGATTGATGAATATGAAATGTTGAAGATCATTGACCCAAACTCATACAACGTAAATGTACTCGGTGAATGGGGAGTTACGGACAAATCCAACAAGTTCGCATTTGCCTACGAGCAATCGAAGCATGTTGGCCATGTTGCGTATAATCATGATTACCTCGTCTGGCTTTCTTTCGATTTCAATGTGAACCCGATTAGCTGCACCGCCTTCCAGTATTACGATGATGTATTATATGCCATAAAATGTTTCAAACTCGAAAATTCAAACATATATGAATTATGCAAGGTTATAGGTGCGTACTTTCCAGAAGCCATGTTCAAAGTAACTGGAGACGCTTCGGGAACCAGCCGTTCGGCAATGGTTGCCGACAACGTAAATTACTACACCATCATAAAGGATGAGTTAGGATTGATATGGTCGCAATTCAATATACCTAATGTTAATCCGCGAATTGAAGAAAATCAGGTTAAGGTGAACGCGGTTCTTTATGCCGGCCTGTTCATTGCCGACAGCGAAAATTGCAAGGAACTGATATACGACCTCACGTATGTCGAAATTGATGAAAACAAAAAGATAATCAAAGACAGAACTGCAGAAAGCAAGAAGGCTGACTTTTTAGACCATTTTAGATATATTTGCAACATTATTTGGCCGAACATGAAATTAATTAAGCCTGTTAAAAAATAAATTATAATGTTAAAAAAGCTATGAAAAATGATATAAATTTGCAAGCATGAGTTGCAGTCAATGTTATACAGCACAAGTGCCAGAATGTATTGGCGAGTTATTTATATATGCTAAAATAGATGATGATTCTACTGATATATTAATCAAAATAACTGACAGTCATGGTAATGTTTATTATTTAAACGCGTCTAATTTAGACGGGATAATAACTATTGATATTGCAAACTACAAATTACCTAAGAATCTGTTCAACCGTTATGCTGGCACAATTACGATTGAGGTTCTGCATGATTTAGGTGGGGTTGCAACAATGGTTATTTGCGAGAAAGAATATACTTGTATCAATGTTGCAATGATAAATAATAATTTGCACGAATCTCAGTATTATATCGGTTGTCCAGGATGATACTATCAACTGTCATAATAACATCACTTTCAATTGCTGCACTTCATTATATGATTATATGGGAGGGTATGTTTCTTTTTCCGTTAAAAAAACATCTACAGAGATTGCCTCTATTAATCAGAAAGCCTTTGTTTGAATGTTTATTTTGCATGTCCAGTATATGGGGTACTGCCTCACTTTTTTTTATTTTCAAATTACAACTTAACGAATATTTTATTTTTTATCTCTTCGCAATAGCCGGTATGAATCTACTCATCGAGCTTTCCGTCACACTATTTAAAAAATCAATAATTTATCTAATATCAAAAGAAGAATGACAGCGCGCGAATCTGACAATATAATCATTTCACTTGGATTCAAGAAGCGACATGAATGCCGCTGCGGAGGTGTGCTTAAATGCACTTACGAATCAAATAAAAATAAAAATTATAAGATTAAAACTTATCCAGAAGCTAATAAATATCTAATGACTAATAACATTTCAATGATTAGCAGAGGTGCAATTTCAACAATAAACAACTCAATCAATGACCTTGTTAAAGAATCTGTTTAAGAAGAAATCAAAGTTCTACATTAAGCCGGAACATAAAGTTGAGATTGCATTCACGGAATCGAACGGCATCAACAACTATCGTTTTGAGAGTGGCTTTAACATTCCATCAAAGCGCGCTCTTTGCGCTTTCGACTATTACAACGAGTTCAACATGGGCTGCGATTCTGCATTTCTGAATAAATACGTTGAAACAATTCGAGAAATCATAAACGACAAAAAAAGCATAAGCCTTACGAACATCATCCGCATGACAACGATACTCGAAGAGCGAGTTAAATATATACGACCTAAGAAGTTATATTTACAGATTGCCGCAGTAGCAACATTCGATGAAACAGAAGACCCTTACATGTTTGATTACGATTACGCAAGGCGAAAAATGGAGCGTTGGTCAAAGGACGAAGCTATTCTTGATTTTTTTTTGAAGCAGAATATAGGCGGTTTGATTCCACAATCAAAGAATTACGAAGGGAGTTCAAAGAACTATTTCGAGATAATGGAGCGAATCACGAAAGAACATTACAGGATTCTCACTTCAATATCATCCAGGACAAAATCAACAGACGCGTTGACGAGTTCTTAATCATTGCGAGATGGATGCCATCTAACATGAACCCGCGAGGGTTAACACTGTACGAACATTTTCTTTATTTACGAAAAATAGAAAGAGATGTCCGCAAGCAAGAAGCCGAATTGAAAAGGCACAGCATTAAGCGATGAACAATGTAGTAATTAACTTCGAGGTTAAAGACGATGCGTTAGAATCAGTTCTTGACAAATATGCAAGACTCGGAATAATCGAAAAGCAAGTCGCAGAAGACATAAAAAAGACTAACGTTGAGCAAGACAAAAAAATTCAATCGTTAAACCGCGTTGTTGAAGCTGAGAAGAAATCTGTTGACATCAATAAACTTGCAGGGGCATCACTCGCTCAATTTTCTGAAACTTTAAAAGAATTGCCTAACATCATTGCCGGTGGTGCTGTGTCGGAGCAGATGAAAGAAGTTGCTGACACTATAAATGTAGAGTTGTCAAAGGCAGGTGTTACACTGGAACAATTTAATGAGGAGCTAAAAAATCAAAATGTTGATGATACAAATTTTCTCGACAAAATAAGTCAATCAACTGATAATGTAATAGTCAAATCTAAATCATTCAAAGCCGAGTTAAGAGAATTAAAGGCACAACTTGCCATCCTTGAAGATCAGGGCAAAGATAATACACAAGAATTTCAAGAAATGGCGATTCGTGCCGCGCAACTTGAAGACCAGATTGGTGATACATCAGCACGTATTCGAGCGATGGCATCAGACACATTCGTATTCGATGGCATAACATCAGGGTTAAATGGTCTTGTCGGTGGCTTCACTGCCGCACAGGGTGCAGCCGCTTTCTTTGGCAATGAAAATAAAGAGCTGCAAGAAACGTTGGTACGGTTAAATGCATTGATTGCGGCAAGCAATGGATTAGCGCAGGTAAAGAACGCGCTTGAAAAACAGAGCGCATTTGTTCAACTTGTAAGAATAGGACAGACACGATTAGAGAGCGCATCAATCGCATTAAACACTGCTGCCGAGTCGAGTAATGTGGCAGTGAAATATGCAGCCATTGCCGCACAGAAAGCACTTAATTTAGTTCAGTCAATATCACCAGTTGGTGCTCTTGCCTTGCTTGTAGGAGGCCTTGTATTAGCATATAACGCATTATCAGGGTCAAGTAAAAGCGCAGCCGAATCACAGGAGCAGTTGAACACCGCGCAAAAGCAATACATTGATTATATCAAATTTCAGGAAGACGCGGTAAAAAAGATTTCAGAACGCAGGATTTCAGATTTAGAAAATCAAAAAAAGATTGCAGAAGCCGAAGGCAAGTCACGTGATTACATCCGCGAATTGGACAGGCAGATAGACAATGAGCGCACTGTTGCCGCAGCAAGACGAATTGAAATAAATCAACGCGCAATAAATGAGGTGGAGGCGAATGAGCAAGCGTTCTTAGATAGAATCACAAAGCAGCAGCAGTTTTTGGTTGAACTCGAAAAGAAAAAATTAAACGGAGTAACTGCATATTACGATGCTGCGAAAAAACAAAACATCCCGATTGATGATTTGATAAAATCCACGAAAGATTTTATTGACGTTCAAATGACTATGTACAATCAGGCAAAGACAACGTTGAATGAGTATAATAACGCAGTCGCTGACAGTGAAACAAATGCTGTTGAGCGGTCAAAGCAGAAAGCAAAGGAGATACTTGAAGATGATAGAGCGTTGATTCAGGCACGTATCATTTTAGCGAAAGCAGGAAGCGATGAAAGGCTGAAAGCAGAGATTGATTTAATTAATAAAGAAAAAGAAATTAAATTAAAAGATAGCAGCACGTCACCGGCACAGAGGGCATTGATTGAAATAGAAGCGCAAAAGCAAATCACTGAAAAGAAAGTCGAGTTCACACAGCGCGAGATTGCCGCACAGATAAAGCTGAATGAAATAAAAATAAAAGAGCAAGAACAGCAGGGCAATTACGATGTTGTTTTGCAAAAGCAAATTGAAAATGTTGAACTGGCGACAAAAGCAGAACTTGCCGCAAAGAACAAAAGCGCAGAAGAAATAAAAGTTGTTGAGGCGAAATCTGCACAGGACATTGAAACATTAAAGATAAATGCATCACAGGCCACTGCGCAAAGGCAATTAGAATTTGACCGACAATCGTTGTCATTACGTGCCGCAGTAGAAAAGGAATGGTCAATAGAATTATTGCAGATTCGCAAAGACGAAATTGAAGCAGCAGCCGACCAAGAAAAATTGCAGGCACAAGAAACAATTAAAAACAAAAAACAACTTGCGCAGCGAATAAAAGAGATTGACGAAAAATCTGCAAGCGACAAAAAGAAAATTGATAATGACGCATTTCAAAAAGAATTAGACTATCAAAATAAAATACTGCAATTAACTATTGATATAGAAAATAAAAAATTACAAGCGCAATTATCAAATACTACAAATGCGTCTGAACGCGATGTTATTCAAAAAAAGATTTATGACAATGAATTAATATTACTTAACAAACGGCAATCTGATATAGATGCCTTAGAAGAAAAAGGAATAATAAGCCACCAAGAGGCTGAATTGCGTAAACTTGAACTGACACGCGACAGAGTTACGAATGAAATTACAGAAGAACAGCGCAAGGCGCAAGAGGTTGAGGAGATAAACAGGCAGATTTCAGACACGTTGTTTGGAATCTATCAAAACTTAATTGATTCGCAATTTCAGATTGACAAAAACAACCGCGATGCGCAGGTATCAGAACAGCTACGCACATTAAACAAACAGCGCGAGAATGAAATCAAAAATAAATCGCTCACCGAAAAACAAAAAGAAAAAATTGACGCTGATTATGATAAGAAGGTTGCAAAAATAAAACTCGAAGCATGGAAGGCAGACCAAGAAGCCGCCAAAACACAGGCGTTAATAAACGGTGCGTTGGCAATTGTTCGCGCACTTGCAACGGTGAACTATCCAGCCAGTTTAGTTGTCGCTGCTGCCTACGCTGTATCAACAGCCTTGCAGGTAGATGTAATTAATAGCCAGAAGCCTCCACAATATTTCAAAGGTGTCGAGCGAGTACCTTTAGGTAACAATCCAAAAGGCAAAGATACTGTTCATGCAATGGTGAACGAAGGCGAGCGTATTATTCCAACAGAAACAAATGAGCAATATTTTAACGCACTGTCAACAATTCATAATAAAAAAGTTTCTACTGAATTTGCTGAAGCAGTGTTAACTGGTAACTATAAGAAGTACAATCTCAAATCAATTACAAGTGAATCTCCAATTATAGAAAGGCAGTTCAAGAAATTCGTTGAAACGAATGTACATCAGGTGTCGCATCTTTCTGACGAGCGAATCAGTGCCATCACTAATTATCAAATAAACGCAACAGCATCCATTGATAGTAATGAGGTCGCAGAAATCGTAGCAAGACAATTACGAGACAAAAGTAATCAGTTAATAAGAAGCAACCACGATGTAATTAAAGCACTCAAAGACATCAATGAATCATTGACTGTAACACAACACAATGTAACGCTCAACGACAAGAGATGGCAAGCATAGCAATACTAAATGTGAGCTTCCGGGATATATCGGTGAGCCTGAATGGTGCGACAGCCTTCATCGTAAGAAAGGCGTTGTGTTCGGTTTCATTAAACGGCAATAAAGTTGAGTTACGATGGTCACGTGGTGAGGTGTTTAAGAACTACGGCACATACAGCTATTTATTTGATTACACGGAATGCACTGCACCAACATCCTCGAGCAATAGTGATTGTGCTAATAAAATAAACGTATTCTTAAATAATTCAACAGCAATAGCTGCTGATGCTTCACTGCTCAACGGTCAGCCCGGTTCATATTATCTTGACAGGGCAAATCACACAGGCACACAGTTAGCCTCAACGATTAGCGACTTCGCTGCTGCGGTGTTGGCGGCACAAAAGACATTCAAGAAATGTGGATTAGTTTCAGGAACGATTGATGGAACGAATACTGTCTTTGTTTTCGACAATCCACCTATTCAAGTCTTTTGGAATGGGCAGAAATTAGTGCAAAATAGAATTACAAATGGATATACATTATCCGTAAACACAATAACAATGACAGAAGCACCAATGACAGGTGATGACGTTGAAGCTTATGGCAATTATTAATAAATATAAAGGCATGAAAAGAATTATAATCACACTGCTAATCGTTTGTTACGCAATCCAAGCACAGGCACAATTAAACGCTTCACAGATCAAGAAGGATGGAGTCACAATTGTTGCTAACAGTTTAAATCAAATCGTTTGCGACACAGTCAACAAGATTGCCACAAAGTATGATGTTGCTTCCGGTGGAGGTGGTGGCAGCGGAACGGTAACGAGCGTAGGTACAGGATTAGGGCTTACAGGCGGAACTATCACCACGACAGGGACTATAAGCCTCGACACTGCAAGCAGCGTGGTATTAAGCCGCCAGAGAGCCGCTAACACCTATCAACCCATAGGCAGCTACCTTACAAGCGTGGACACTTCCGATATTGCCAACTTTTATTTAAAAACACGCAGTTTATTTTCGGCATTATCACCTGCAGCCTATTCATCAGGCATCATCAGCGTTGACACAGCATCAGCAGGGTTTGGACTCGTCAATAAGACAAGGTTAGCCAATGAGATTGCTTCATTAACTATTGATACTACTAACATATCTAACTTTTACGTAAAGACAAGAAGCCTCTTCTCTGCCACCGCCCCTGCAACATACAGTAGCGGCATTATAGGCGTGGACACCTCAACAGCAGGGACAGGGCTTGTCAATAAAACCTATGCCGCCAATACCTATGAAACAAAATCTATTTACAAGGTGCTTGAATCTGATGGAACTTCAACAAACAATGTATTAGTAGTTGCCAGCGATGGCACTAACACCTTTGAGTTTACCGCAGATTCGGCAAGCATCTACATCATTGAATGTTGGCTCAACTTCACCACGTCAGGTTCATCGGGTGTGATACTCAATATCAGCACCGTTGGCACGACAACATCATCATTCAGCATCATTGGGTCTAACAACAGCAGTTCGGCAGTGCGCTATCAGGTTATTAACTATAACACAAGCAGCGCATCGTTTGCAGCATTCACATCAACGGAAACGGCATACGTCCACATGCAGGGGTCATTAATCACTCCCGGTTCAGGTGGATTGGTTCAAATACGGTATAGAGATAACAATGCAGGGCAGTATGTCAATGCAGTGAAGGGTTCATGGATGAGAGTTAAACAAATTAAATAATAAAGATATGTTCGAGGTCATAAGAGATATTTTCACACTAAGAAACACAATGGGCTATATGCTGTTTAACGGTAAGGACGATTTCTTAGGCAGGCGTGTTTACGTGCTTGAAGATGTGGCACGTCCGCAAGGCGTGAAGATACCTTCCGAAACAGCAATATGGGAAGGCGATTATTGGCTTACAATAACCTACTCTGGAAGGTTTAAGCGTGATATGCCGTTAATATACAACGATGAAAAGACACTTGCTTGTATCAGCGGAGATAAACGTTTCGATGGTGTACGGCAGCACATCGGCAACACCGATGCCGACACAGAAGCGTGCCAGCTTCTTGGATATACGAGAAACAATTCAGGTGTGTATGAAAGCACCAATTGTTTTAATTTATACCTACCATTTTTAAAAGACATAATCAAAAATCAAATTGATAAAAAAGTAAAATTGATAATAACAAATAAACAGTCGTGAATGAGACATTGCAACAGATATTCAGAATACTTGACGAAAACAAGAAAGCCTTTGGTTTCATTGGAGCAGTCCTTGTCTTTGGTCGTAAAATATACAGGCGCATTATGATCTTTGTTAACACAGGAAAAAAGATTCTCTCCGCCATTGAGCAGACGAGCCATAAGATTGACACGCTGCAATCTGATATGATAGAATTAAAGCAAGAAACATCCATCACCAATGCGTTAATCAAAGCATCCAAAGACCTTGAAGATATAGGCATATTTGATGCCAACCATAGAGGAGAGATAACATGGGTGAACTCTTATTTACTTCGGAAATTAGGTGTTCAGCGAGAGGACTTCTTGAAATATAGATGGGCTGATTATTTGGAGAAGCATTCACGCGAGGCGATCATCCGTATATGGAAGGAGAAAGTTTTGAATGAGGATAAAATAAACATTGAAACGATGTTTTACGACAAAAACGGAACGATTATGAATGTCAGCATCACAGCTCATCCGGTGAATGTGAACAATGTTATATTCGGTTATACAGGTACGATGAAAATAATTGAATAGAAATGAATCAGCGATATAGATTTTATTTAGACAATATCGAAGTTAACGAGCCTAATGACTTGAAGACGTACATAACCACGATAAAGCGTGATTTCGAGATGAACGCTTTATTTATTGTTAATGATAGTCGCTTTGAGTTCTCGAAGTCAACACCGACAGGCTCAAAGCAAGATGCTTACACTGTGTTATTAAATAAATTCTTATCTGATGATTTCTGTGCTTCTGTTGAGTTCCGTGTTATTGAAGATTGCAGCAGAGCTGGTGATTATACAATAATAGACAAAGGTTATATTAAAATATGCAATTGCGAATTTGATGTTGGACAAAATAATGTTACAGTAAATGTCATTGATGATGCATATTTTGCTCGAATAAAAAACAATAAGGATATTGAATCTAATATTTTTTCGGGTATGTCGAAAAACGGCATTGCAATAACATCTCCAACGCCAAATCAGTTAAGAATAACGTCAGGATGTCCTTCTTCTTCTTCTTCTAATATTGGGCAAACAGTCCGTGTATATGATGCGTTTAAATACCTTATAGCATTCATGACCGACAATGTGATGGAATTTGATTCGCCTGTTTTCGGAACTGGAGGCAATTACATGAATTTATGCGTTAACGCAGGAATTGAAATGCGTGATGGTGTTGAGAAAAATAAAACGACAACGAGCTTCAGCGTTTTATATCAGGACATGAAGAAGCTGCTTAACTTAGGATTCTATATTGACAATTCTGGTGTTAAACCGAAATTGATTATTGATTACGACAAAAACATTTACACAGAATCGTACAGCACTATTATTCATAATGTGCGAAATATTAAACAGTCTATATATCTTGACAGATTATATTCAAAGGTAAAGTTTGGTGGTGATTCTATTGCGAATACTGGTGATGTTTGCGGCACGGCAGAAAAAGTATTATTCAACAATGATTTAAAATTCATCGGGTTTAAACAGGAAGAATATGTAGTCTTAGGCCAATGCAACACAAATGCCGTACTTGACCTTACGTTGAATGGAATAGTTGATAACAATGTTATAAAAGATATTGCGTTTAATTCTAACGAAGGCTACGATGACAGGTTGATTTATTTGGACTGCGACTTTGTTCATTCGCCTCCAATAGATGATTATTTTATTACAAAAAACTTTGATATTTATAACATTGGTGTTCCGCCTTTTTTTGTAAACGGAAACTTCACTAACTATCAAATATCATTAATGAATCTTAACGGGATTCCTGTTGGTATTGCCAATTATGTTCCGCAGACGACAGACCCGCGTTTTTTAATGCACAGAGGGTTTGAATGGAACTTTATTTCAATTACAAACAACACGCAAGTTGACATTGACCCTGTAGATTTCCTTGACGAATTAGATAATAGTAATGGAACTTATGATATAATAGGTCAGAAATTCATTGCTCCGTATGACGCAATGTTCAACTTTAACTTTCGCGGCACGTTATATTTAAAAAATGGGATGAATCACACCTTTACTGCTTTTATAACGGTGCGGAAATACGATGCCTCAGACACGCTCATCACATCAACAGTCTATCAGCTTCCAACGGCAGCAGGATTGACCGGCTCAACAGAAGTACCGTATTACTTCGATTCAAATTTCAGTTCTATTGTTGCATCTGGTGAAAAGATTGATGTTATGCTATCTTATCAAGCGACAACACCTATTCCGTTAATTACATTAGATATTCGTTACGGTGATATGTACTTCGAATGCTACGGCAGCACAGGATTTGGATATAAATTGCAGGAATATGACCAGTCACAATTCAAGTGCGTTAAATTAGAATTTTCTGAACTACTTTCGCTGACGGAATTTAACCAGATTCAAAACAATTATGTTAAAAAAATAAAGGTTGACAACGGTTGTGATTTCTTCGAGGGGTGGATTGACACAATCGTTTACAATCGAATCACGACAGAAGCAAAAATTATTATAATAAGCAAAAACAAAGGACATGGCTAAAGTTGAATTCATACCAAATCAAATTATTACATTCAACAGCGAGTTGCTCGATGAACGCAATTGCAACAATTCACTCGACAAATATCCTATGCCTTTGATTCAGGATGGCGATGAATTGAAGTTTCAATTTAAACGCGGCTCTTGTCAAGATGATATATCATACGTCAAACCATGCGAGCCTCCACATGACCCGGAAGCAGAAAATATATTGGCTGGTAAAAAAAGATTTACGATATATATAGATTCTGATTATTCGAGCATTTATTTGGGGCAGTCATTTTCTTTGACATTAAAGGATGTTAATAATAATACACTCGCAACACTTAATTCATCCAACATTGCGCCTGGTCAGCCTGTATTGTCATTATTTCTAACGTATAAATGGTATTTACAGACTGTAATGCTATTCAATTACACGGTTCATTTTGAGAATGAAGTAGTTGACTCCGACACAACAGGTCATATTGACTTCTATATATTAGACCTTGCCGACCAACGCGCCACTTTTGATGCTGTAACAGGAGGCACAATGATAGGCATTGACAATGATTTCTGTTGTTCATCGTTGGTGTTTTACGAGGGGTTTTTCAATAATTCACGGTCGTGGAATTTACCGGGTGGCTCAACAATTTCAGGTGGTAATCTTACCGTAGCACCGGGCGCAACAGTATCGGCAAATGCAGGCAGTGTATATCCTTTCGATGCAAATAAAATATATTGCATATTAATCAACGTCACTTCCTCTGATGCTAATATTGATGTGCGAATAGCAGGGAACAATTTCGCTAATCTACCAACGACAGGCGCGTTAAACAAGCAATTGTTTTTTACGGTCAAGAAATTTTTGAGCAATGATTTGCAAATTGAAAATCTTTCAGGTAGTGGAACTGGTGTTGTCGTGAAGTCTATCTTTATTCGTGAGGTATGCGAGAACGTCATCCCTGATTTGGGGTATAATAAATGGTGGATTTCTTCAGGACTGATTTATAAATTACCCGATGGGCAGCAGTGTGTTTTAACCTATCCAACGGTAGATGTGAACAAGACTATAAAATATCAATACCGAGTTGCGCCATCATCATTCAGTGGAGCGATGAATATAAATATATTTGGGTACGATTATACCGAAACGGCAGCGACTGCTATTGTAGAAAAAGTTATCACAGCAGTAAATGACATGGTTATTATTTCGGGCGCTATCAACGACACCTTTCAGTTGAACCTCTTTGATGTTTCGGCAGAAAGTTTTACTGACAATATTCGAGTTTGGATTTATGACACGGAATATGTCTCAGTCGCAGAACTAACCAACCAAATTATGTTACTTGGTGAATACGTTAATGTTATTGTTGACATAGCATCACTTGAAATCCCTTATGGTTGTTATTATATAGCACTTAGCGTATGTGGTGTTCCTTACTTTTCAAACCTATTCGATTATCGAGAAGAGCATGAATGCACGAAGTTAGTCACAGGTAGCGACACAGGTTATTCTTTGGGGTTCTTATTCGCTGGCGGGTTCAACTTGCAGGCGCGATTGAAATGTTTGTCGATAAATCCTAAGTTTCCTATTCGCCAAAGCACGAAGTTGTATTCAGATGGCGTTCGCTCTCGTGGATTCGGTGAACGAGATGAAGTTTGGGAGGCATTATTCGATGTATATGGTGCTGCCGAATACAGAACACTATCAGCCATGTTGTTGTGCGACACCTTCAATATTGATGGGAAAGAATGGTTTTTCGAGGGAAAAGAATTGAATCCGATTTGGGACAAAGAAGGAAAATATGATGTTGCGCAATGTTCTATCGAGTTGTTCAAGCAGGCGACAATATTCAAAGGTGGCTGCGGTGCTGACGACATTATCCCAGTTAATATTTGCGAGGGAAAATATCCAATGCCTGAAATATCAGGCGATACAGTAGGCTGCGCAGGCATTAACATGAACCTTGTTTTGTCTGATAGTGGCCCGCGAGCACCGGGCGGAATTTATCAATTATTCAACCCAAGTGGTGAGGAAATATATGCTGGAAATGGGTCATCAATATATACACTAATAAATACTAATCGCGAGATGTCGGGAATTTACACTTTAAAAATAACTTACGGCGACGGCTGTTCGGCAACTACTGAGCAGTTTCTTCAATTGTTTTCTGGCATTAATGGGGTAACGGTGATAGATGTCTTTCACCCGACTTTAGGAAATAGCGATGGCGGCTTTACTGTGTTGGTGACTGAGAACTCAGACTCGTCACCGCCTTATGGCTATACCATAGACTTTATAAACTTTAACTCTGATGGAATATTTACAGGGCTTGCCTCTGGAACATATACGATTTACATAAGTGATACAAATGGTTGCCAATTTAATCTCACTTACACGTTAACAGAAATATAATTTAAAAATTAAATATGAAAAAAGAAAAGGGAATATTATTGATTGCGTTAGGGCATCCGATTTACGGAAAGATGGCAGCAGCTTTGGCAGCAAGCATAAAAGCCGCAAGCCAAGAAATACCAATAGTATTATATTGCAGCGAGCAAAGCACAACGCGACTGATTGAAGGCGAAAAAAAGTTATTTGACCAGATGCACATAATGCCCGAAGAGTATTATATATCCAATGGCATTGAACGGTTCTTGAAAGCGAAAACATTTGTTTATGATTTATCCCCATTTGATGAAACGATATTTCTCGATGTTGATATGATTTGGAATCCAAAGAAGAAGCCGGAAGATTTATTCGAGGAATTAAAGAATCTTGACTTCACCATGTGCAATGAAGGTTATGTTGACTTCGCATCGGGCATCAACAAACTGAAACCTAATTATACCTTTTGGTTTGACCTCGCGGAATTTAGAACGAAATATTCACGTAACAAAAAAATAATGAGTAATAAACTATACCAACTGAGGTCTGAGTTTATTTACTTCAAGAAAAATAAAGCGATGGAGAAATATTTCGAGATGGTGAAAAATGTTTACGACAATCCGCAGATTGAAGTGACGTTTGTTGGTAATGGATTGGCCGATGAATATGCTTATAACGTAGCTTCTTGCCTCACTGCAACATATCCGCACAAAGACTATTACTCCCCGATGTATTGGTATTATAAATACACTAATAAAAAGCCATCACGCGGAGAGATTCTTAAAGATTTTTATATAATAAGTATGGGTGGTAATAAGTCTGATAAATTTTCAGAAGAGTTCTATAATGATATTGCCGCAGCAGCATATCAGCAGTTAGGTTTGTACAATGCACACAAGCATGTAAACAAACAAAAATTTTTAACAGAAAGAAATAAATTCTAAAAAGAAATGAGTACTTTATTGACCGAAGATATTGTTAAAGAATATATCGTTAATGGCAAGCGACACAAGTTATATTCAGAAACATGCAAGAGCTACAATCAGATGCTAATATTCAGCGATGGTGCTGATGCAGGTGATTTAATCCGTGAACGCAGACCAAGCGAATCGGAAGAAATTCATAAATATAGAGACAAAATTTATGTGTGCATAACTGAAAGCACTATTAACAGAGTTATAATGTCGCTTAACAAGATTCGCAAAAGCAGTGACTGGAACATCCGTTATGACATGAATTTGGTTTCATCTAAATTACGTGAAGGAGAAACGTTGCAACGATATTGTGAGGTGAAATATCCTTTTTATTCATCAGTAACGAATTGGATGTTTAACATCGGATTGAAAAATTATCTTGTTGATTCAAACGCTTTATGTGTGGTACTTCCATTGGATGTTTTCATAGCGGAAAATGAAATGATTAAACCTATCGGAATAATTTTCAATTCAACGAACGTGCTTCAATACAAACAGGATGACTATGCCATTGTAATGAGCACCGACAAGGCAACATACATTCACAAAGGCGTTGAATATGATAACGGAAAGATTTATTATGCAATAGATACAATGCGAGTGCAGAAGTGGGTGCAGAATGACCCGTCTGGAAGCGTGACGATGGAATATGACTACGCCCATAATTTTGGTGAGTTGCCTGCGTTCAAATTGGGTGGGTTGTTTAAATCAGCGTATGACACAGATGTTTTGTTTGCGTCAAAGATTAGCGCTATGATACCTTCCTTAAAAGAAGCAGTGCGCGAATATTCAGACCTTCAGGCAGGTGTTGTCAATCATCTTCACCCGACAATGTGGGCTTACGCAAACGAAGAATGTAAGGATTGCTTAGGCACAGGCAAAGTCAAGTCGGGAACAAGAAGCATTACATGCGCAAAATGTAAAGGAGAAGGCAATAAAATTGTCAACCCATATTCAATGATTATGGTAAAGCCTCCAATTCCTGGACAAGCAAATGTTCCAACACCACCGGCAGGGGAGATTCCCAAGCAGATTGACATAATAAAATTACAGAATGAAAGAGTGCACGACCATATTTACCGCGCTCTTGCAAGTATCAACATGGAGTTTCTTGCCGAAGTGCCATTAAGTCAATCTGGCACAGCGAAAGAGGTGGATAAAGACGAGTTGAATAACTTCGTTAATTCAGTAGCCGAAGATATAGTGGCGATACTTGATAAGTTATACTACTTCATCAATCTATATAGAAATAATATACTAATAGGTAATTCCCAAGAATTAAAGGAACAGTTGCCTGTTATATCCGTTCCTGAACGCTATGACATCATAAGCGGAACATATTTGTTAGAAGAATTGCAACGAGCGAAAACAGCAGGTTTAAACGCTTCGATAATTAAAAATATGGAGATTGAATATGCTAATAAAAAGTTCAATTACGACCCACAGGTAAAGGATAGCATGGAGTTGGTGTATCTACTCGACCCATTCCCGGCAGTATCGGCAGACGATAAAATGGCGATGCTGATGAATAAAGGTATCACATCCGTTGATTACATCATCAGTTGTAACATCAATAAATTCGTAACACGCGCAATAATGGAGAACGCAAATTTTGCATCATTAACATATGAAAAGCAGTTGGATGTATTAATGGCGTATGCGGAAGAAATTATTGCAGCCAATAATACAGAGACTGAAATAATGGATTCATTAAAGAAACGAATAGATGGTGCAGAAGAGCAATGATTACGTTTACTATTTGCGAGTTTTTAAAAGACTACAAAACTTACGAAGCTATAATCCTGCCTATGCAAAACAAAGAGCGTATATTGTTAGGGCTGCAAAAAATGAATAACGAGGAGGCAATGGATTATTTTTTAGATTTGTTGAACGAATATAAATGTCATGACACGTCAAGAGGAGATAATACAGAAGATAACACAGAAGATTGATTCCGCCATTGATAGTTTCAATGATGATATACCTGCCATACAAAAGGAAATTGATTCCCAGATAAGGCTATTAATCAAAGAGCTTGATTTGAACGGCAAATACATCAAAAATTCTGTTCAAAACATTCGTTTGTTGATGAAGTTGCGTAATAAGATAGAGACAATAGTTGTTAATGAAGCCTACAAAAAAAAGGTTGAGCAATTTGCCGACACATTCAATGAGGTTTCGGCATTACAGAATTTATATTTCAGTTCATTAGAAAAAAGATTTGTTCCGAGCAAAATATTAGCAGCAATAAAAGAAGATGCTATCAGCGCAACGGTTCGTTCATTGACAGAGGGAGGCATTAACGCTAATCTTTCATCAGGCATTGAAGATATTTTAAGGACTTACATTCGTAGCGGAGGAGAATATATTGAACTCATTGACAAAATGAAAACGTTTATTACGGGAACAAAAGATGTTCCCGGTTATTTAACTCGTTATGCAAGGCAGATTACAATTGATTCATTGCAGCAATATAACGCAGCTTACAACCATGCGATAAGTTCCGATTTAGATTATGAATGGTATATGTATATCGGTAGCAATATAACCACTACAAGGGAGTTCTGCGCTCGAATGACTGCGAAGAAATATTTTCACAAAACAGAGATTCCAGAAATAGTTAAAGGTCATATTGGCGAATATAAAGTAAGAATCAATCCAAAGACAGATTTATGGTACGGAGCTTATGAAGATACATCTGAGAAGAACTTCAATGACAGGCGCGGAGGTTATCAATGCCGGCATCAGATTTACGCAGTTTCAGCGGCAATGGTTCCTATTGAAATAAAACAAGCATTATGAAAGAAGGAATAAGCATATTGATAGCAGCATATAATGCTGACAAGTACATAGCTGAATGTGTGAATTCAATCATAACAACAACACCGCATGAGATACTCGTTGGCGTTGATGGCTGCAAAAAAACATTCAACGCTGTAAATGGATTGCGAAATGAAAATTTAAAAATATTCAATAAAGAAAAAAACACAGGAGCTTACGACACGTGGAATATGCTCATTAATAAAGCATCCTTTAATCATATTTTAATTTTTGCCGCAGACGACATAATGATTGAATGTTATTTGGATGATGTTATTGATGAGTTAGGTTATTTCGATTTCATGCAGGTGCGATGCAAGACGTTTAGTGACAACGCTGATGATGATGGTCATATATGGATTGCAGATGGCGTGATACTGATTCGCACAGAAGTTATTAGGTCAGTAAATGGTTATCAACGATGGCAATGCAGTGCTGATACGGAATTGAAATTAAGATTAATTCATCATGGATATCTGAACAAAGCGAGTAATAGCGTTGGATTCAAATACCGAAGGCATGAAGATAGCTTGACCATGCGAATGGGCAAAGAAAGTGATATACGATTGCAATATAAATCAATGATTGATGAAATGCTATTACGCAAATCATTCACTGACCCCATTGATGGAATTTCATCACATGCTTCTAAAGGCGCGGATTAATTTATAAACCACCTGCTCTTTACTCACAAAACCACTACATTTATTTTCGTTTATCTTTTTTTGCATTTCATTAATGATGCACACAACATCAGTTGGCATCTTGGCTTTGTTGAAACGCAATCCTTCATTTCTTTTAGTTTGCTTTTTTTTCAGCATCAAGTATTTTTTTTACTTTTTTGAAATCTGATTTTGACAAATTATAGTCGTAATAATACCCTGTTATTCCGTACTTGCTTTTGAACTTTCTTAGAGTACGGATTAATTCCAGGTTAAATGGTTTCTCTATCTTTCTTGCCACTTCTCTTGCAGGGTTCGAGAACCCAAATTGAAGGTAAGATGTTTTGATGTTGATGGGCTTGCCTGTTAGCAGATGCGATAACATAGCCTTTGTTGAGTTGTTCATATATTTTTTTTTAAAATGGACAATATTCTTTCTCCTTCTGTTCTTTGATCTGTTTCCAATCGCGTTCAATTTTCTCCTGAATGGCTGAGCGAATAAATTTAGCGACATTCACACCATGCACTTCTAAAATCTCAAATGCTTTTTTCTGCTGTTTCGTGAAACCTATAACCTTTTTATATTCAAGTGTTTTCATGTTTTTTGATATGCTTTTGTATCGCAAATACAGTAGTTACCTGCCATGCCGTGCGACACCTCAAAACAATCGCAACTGGCTGACAAAATCTTTAAAACGCTTTTCCTGTTTCTCATAATATTCAGTATCAATTTCAAATCCAATTAGGTTTAACCCTGCCTTATGGGCTGCTATCCTTATGCTTCCGCTTCCAATATGGGTGTCCAGAATATTTTGCCCTTCTTTTGCGTATTTGTAAAAAATCCAATCATACAGCTTTACGGGCTTTTGGGTCGGGTGAAATCTATCTTGCTTATCTAAATATGCAGAGTATCTAAACATTTTCGGGGCTTTGTCAAATGAAGTCCATGCCATTTCACAATCTGCAAATGATAAACCTTCTGGTATTTCTTTATCCCAAATAATGTAGTTTTTACATGGTGGCAAGTCAAAGTAATTCCCGCCCCAAATGATTTGATTTTTTGATACTCTGAATAGTTGGGCAAAATATTCTTCCGTTGGTGTTTCTTTATCCCAATCTTTCGGTTTCCATTTCCTATTCTGTATTTTGGATGCTTTTTTGCTTTTACCAACACCCATATTCATATTTGCCAAGTCAAGCCCATAAGGCGGGTCAACCACAGCTAAATCAAAATATTTGTCAGGAAAGCGTTTTAAAGCCTCTACGCAATCCTCATTGTAAACTACCGAAGAAGGCACGGCAGGTAACATGGGTTTTGCGTCAGGCGGGCTGACCTGCAAACTTTCAACTTCTGTATTTCTATTTAGCTCCATCTGTTATTCAACTTTAGTTTTTCAAAATCCGCCCGAACGCAAAGCCCTCGAACGTTAGCTGCAAGGCAAGAAACTAATTCGCCAAGAGCCAATCTTTAAAGCTTTTTTATATCCGTTTCTTTCGGAAAAATACATCCTATGTCGTGAAGTATCTTTCCAATGTAATCCTACACCAAAAAATCTAAACCAACCTAATCCAGCTACCGAGTAAAATGCCCAGCAGCTAACAGCACATAACCGCAAGTGGGCAGTTCGTGCTTTTTTGAAGTCTATTTCGTTATTCATCTTTTGTTATATTTTGAAAGTTATTACTATTAAATGCCCACCTGTCGGTTAGCTGCCTACCGTTACCAACCATTACGGACAACTTGCCTACGAGCAAACTCTTGATTGAATAACTGTGTGATTTTTACTTGTATTTCAATTGGTACGTGTTCTTTAAGTAATTCTCGAACTAATACTTGGTCATCACCATTTACCAAAACCTGTTGAAAATTAGAACAACGGTTGGTAACAACAGGTTTAACCAATAAAGGTTGTGTACCTGTTGCATTTTCATCTCTCTTATTATCTGTTATCATATTTTAATTTATTTGTGTTTCAATTTCCTTTACTGGTCAAACCTGCGGACGTTATAGGCAATAGGGCAGACGTTCTTCGTTTCAACATTTGTGGAAGAAAAAAAAGAAAAAATGCCCCCACGCTTCTTTTGTTTTTTCAAAACAATTTTGTTTTACAATACTCATAATATTCTTTATTTATTTCGTTACCTATAAACTTCCGTTTGTTATTTTTAGCCGCTATCAAAGTCGTTCCACTCCCCATAAAAGGGTCGTAAACAATATCTGTTTCATTGCTCCAAGTTAGTATGTGCCTTTCTGCAAGTTCAAAAGGAAA